TGATCCTGCTTTAAAAGAATTACAAGAATACATTGGAGCAACTAGTTGGAATTGTTTAGATCATATGGGATATGATTTAACTAACTATGAATTATTTTGGACTGAATTTTGGGTACAAGAATTTGGAGATAAAGGCGGTGGACATCATGAAGGTCATATACATTACGACAATCACATATCTGGTTTTTATTTTTTAAAATGTTCAGATAAAACTTCAATGCCTGTTTTCCATGATCCAAGACCAGCAAAATTAATAACACAATTACCATTAAAAGATGAAAAAGAAATTACACTTGGAACACATCAAATACATTACAGACCAAAACCAGGTACAATGATATTCTTTCCAGCTTACATGGAGCACCAATATGTAGTAGATGATGGTGTAGAACCATTTAGATTTATACATTTTAATCTACAAGCTGTTCGAAGAATGATTACAGACACTGTGAGAAAACAAGTAACAGAAACTAAAAAGGAGAAAAAATGAGTTTTAAAAAAGATAAGTATGTAGTTATTAAAGAAGCAATATCAGAGGATCTTGCTAAATTTTGTTATGATTATTTCATGATGAAGAAACAGGTCGCGCGCACGATGTTTGATAATAAATATATTTCACAGTTTACGGAATATTTTGGAGTGTGGAATGACGCTCAAGTTCCTGATACCTATTCACATTATTCTGACATTGTAATGGAAACATTACTTGTCAAATTACTTCCAGTAATGGAAAAACAGACATCTCTTAAATTAAACCCAAATTATTCTTATGCTAGGATTTATAAAAAAGGAGATGTCTTACATAAACACAAAGATAGATTTTCATGTGAGATTTCTACAACTATGCATTTAGGTGGTGGTTGTTGGCCAATATATTTAGAACCAGATGCATCACAAGGTGGTGTAGATGAAAAGACAGGTAATTACAAAGCATCTAAATCTAAAGGTGTTAAAGTAATGTTACAACCTGGTGATATGTTAGTGTATCGTGGTAATGAATTAGAACATTGGAGAGATAAATTATCTTTTGATGATTGTGGTCAAGTATTTTTACATTACAATAATGTTGAAACTAAAGGGTCTAAAGAAAATATATACGATCGTAGACCTCATTTAGGACTTCCCGCTTGGTTTAAAAAGTGATATAATATCCTCTTACTAGAGGAGTTTACCACCAATTCTACCTCAAGCTCCTCTGGTATTTACTTAATTTATAAGTATAAAGAGGGGTTATGCCATTACAAAAAATACAATTTAAACCTGGATTCAATAAACAACAAACTGCAACCGGAGCCGAAGGGCAATGGATTGATGGGGATAATGTTAGGTTTAGGTACGGTGAACCTCAGAAAATAGGTGGTTGGGAAGAATTAGTTAATACAACATTAGCAGGTCCTGCGCGAGAACAACATACTTGGACAGCATTAGATGGTAAAAAATATGCAGCTATTGGTACTTCAAAATTATTAGTTATTTATTATGAAGGTTTCTTTTATGATATTACACCTCTTAATAGTCCATTAACTTCTTGTACTTATACGTCAACAACAGGATCAGCAACTGTTACTATTAATAAAGCAACTCATAGATTAGAGGTTGGTGATTATATTATTTTTACAAGTGTCACAACTCCAGGACCCACTACAACAAGTTATACATCAGCAGATTTTACAACAAATATTTTTGAAGTTTTATCAGTACCAAGTTCTTCAACTTTTACAGTTACAATGCCAAGTGTTGAAAGTGGAACAGGTGTTACAGCAGGTGGAACTATAACTACGACTGCTTACGTTGATATTGGACCTACATTTCAAACTCCAGCATATGGATATGGTACAGGATACTTTGGTGGATCAAATCCAACATCTGCTACAACTACTTTAAATGGAGGAATTAATAATACAGATGTAACTATTACAGTTGTTTCAACTACATCATTTCCAACTGCGGGAACAATAGATATTGGAACAGAATTAATTACTTACACTGGTAAAACTCCAACAACTTTTACAGGATGTGTTAGAGGAACAAATGGTACAACTGCTGCATCTCATTCAACAAGTGTTGTTGTAACGAATGCAACAATGTGGACAGGTTGGGGTATACAATCAAATACTACAAATACTTTACTCGCTCCTGGTTCCTGGTCGCTCGATAACTTTGGCCAGGTTCTAGTTGCAACTGTTAAGAATGGTGGAACTTATACTTGGGATCCCTCCGTAGCATCTCCATTAATAACAAGAGCTGTAATTGTTGCAAATGCACCAACAGCTTCGGTCATGACATTAGTATCTGATCGAGACAGACATTTATTTGCATTTGGAACTGAAACTACAATTGGTGATACTACATCTCAAGATCCAATGTTTATAAGATTTTCAAATCAAGAAGATATTAATACTTGGAATCCAACAGTAACTAATACTGCAGGTACATTTAGACTAGATACGGGCAACGAGATTATAGGAGCTGTGCAAGGTAAAGATTATATTTTTGTACTTACTGATGCTGCAGCTTATGTTATTCAGTTTGTTGGACCTCCATTTACATTCTCTGTAAGACAAGTTGGAACAAATTGTGGATGTATTGGTCAACATGCTATGGTGTTTGCACAGGGTGCAGTCTTCTGGATTGGATTTGGTGGCGGATTCTTTGTCTATGATGGAACAGTTAAACAATTACCGTCTTTAATTGAAGATTTTGTATTTACAACAGAAGGTGGTGGATTAGGAATTAATTATAATGCAAGTCAAATAACTTATGCATATCATAATAGTTTATATAATGAAGTAGGTTGGAATTATGCAAAATCAGGTTCTTCTCAGGTAGATAGAAATGTAGTTTATAATTATCTTGAAAATACTTGGGCTACAGGATCACTAGCGAGAACAACTTATGAAGATGCACAATCATTTGATTTACCTTATGCAACTCAATATATTACAAATGCAACACCTACATTTCCAACTATTAATGGTGTAACCAATACTTTTGGTTCAACTAAATACTGGGAACATGAAACGGGTGTTAATGAAGTTTCTTTTGCAGGAGTTGAAACTGCGATTACTTCTTACGTTCAATCTGGAGATTATGATATATCTGAACAAGGTTTAGGTGGAGATGGTCAACTTATAATGCGTGTTAAACGATTTATTCCGGACTTTAAAAATTTAGAAGGTAATGCAAAAATAACTTTATTTTTCAGGGATTATCCAGCTAATGCAAATTCAACACCATCTACAACACCTCCTTTAATTACGGGACCTTTTACAATTACATCATCAACTGATAAGGTAGACACACGTGTGCGAGGAAGACAAGTGAGTGTAAAAATTGAAAATGATGCATTAAATGAAACTTGGAGATATGGAACTTTGAGATTAGATATTGAAGCAGGTGGTAGAAGATAATGGCAAAGATAAGTGCATATATACCAGAACCTACACAAAATTATGATGTTAATAATCAAAGACAAATAATTGAAGCACTTAATACTATTAAAGATCAACTTAACTTTGGATATCAACAAGATTTAATTAACCAACAAAATGCTATGACACAATTTATATATGGAACACAAGCTGGCTCTTTTTGTCCACCACAACCTATTCAAATAGGTGGAGGATCTGGTTCTAATGCTTATGATGCATTTGGAAGATTAAGAGTATCAAATCCACTTACAATCTTTGACAGTAAGAATATAATGTCACAGAACACTTTATTTAATGCAACTACTGCAAATGGTGGAAGTGTTACTTATACAGCCAATAAATCAACAGTTAATTTAAATGTAACAGAAGCAGCAAGTTCTAAAACAGTAAGACAATCTAATAGAGTGATGTCTTATCAACCAGGTAAGTCATTACTTATTTTTAATACATTTGTAATGAATACTTTGACTGCAAACTTAAAACAAAAGGTAGGTTTATTTGATGCAAATAACGGAATATTTTTTACAGCAGATGGAACAACACTTAAAATAGTAAGACGTACTTATACATCCGGTGCAGCAGTTGATACTGAAATATCACAATCTAGTTGGAATGGAGACACTTTAAATGGTACGGGTGCAAGTGGATTTACCTTAAATGCAGCTGCATCAAATATATTATTTATAGATATTGAATGGTTAGGTGTTGGATCTGTTAGAGTTGGATTTGTTATTAATGGTCAATTAATAACAGCGCATACTTTTTATAATGCTAACAATTTAACAACTGTTTACATGCAAACAGCAAACCTTCCAATTCGTTATGAGATTGAAAGAGCTGGAACATTGACGGCTGGAACTTATACATTACAACAAATATGTTCTTCTTGTATTTCTGAAGGTGGATATTCTCCACAAGGATTAGAACAAATGATTGGAACAGGAACTGTTAGTGCTGGTGTTAATT